TGGATTTGGACATTGCAAATTTTTTCGCATCCGCCTCCTAATCTCTTCTGCTGAGCAAATCAGTTCATATGTAGACAGCCTAGATCGGGAGGCTGAACAAATCCGGGCAGAAAGTTTGCGATTGTCTTGGTACATGCGTGGCGGCGCCAGTTACAACGATGTCATGCAAATGAGTTCTACAGAAAGAAAATTAATCAATGAACTGGCCAAAGAAAACATTGAGACCACTAAGAAATCTAACTTGCCTTACTTTTAATGAATAACAAAACTGTCACTGCTGATATACTGGCCTGGAGTGAGAACTTTGTGGAAGTCCCGCACCCAGCACTGGGTGGTTGGCCGCCTTGTCCTTTTGCAAGACAAGCCAGACTCAACAGAACCATTCAAGTGTTGATTGGTGCAGACCCGTATTTTGATCTGCGCAATCGAGCACGATGGGGCATGGGCCGGTACGAAGTGATTGTGTATGCTTACGATCCTACAGACTGGCCATACGAACGTTTTCACACAGCCATTGAAACAGCCAACACAGAATTTTTGTTGCGCAAGGATTTGTTGGCTTTGGAAGATCATCCCTCAGACGTGGAAGATGTCAACGGCGTCGTAATGAATCAAGGCAAGTATGCCCTGGTATTGGTACAAAGTCTCAGCAAACTAAATGTGGCTGCAAAACAAATGGGTACCAAAGGATTTTATCATACCTGGCCTGAAGAGTACCTGACAGGGCTGTTTAATCATAGACAGGATCCTAGATGAGCAGTTATCAGTTTGCTAGAATTGACCTCAGCAAAACCAACTACAACATAAACATAGAATGGATGTACATAACCCGGCCAGACATTGCCGCACTCAACGCCATCTATCGTGATTACTGCGTGTACAAAAAGTTTTCAAGTGTGATGCCCATATTTGACAGTAGATATACCGATTCAATGACTGATATAATTGGATACTATGACCAGGCCCGACTGGTAGCGTTTTCGTTAATCAAACGCTATGACGAACACAATGCGCTATGCGATCAGTTTGCATGGACCTATCACAATCCCAAGCTACGCATGGGTATAGAAACAATGAAAGCCGAGTGTGCCATATACAAACTACGAGGATTCCGGTACTTGTATCTGGAACAAGCACACTTGTACAAAAGTGAAATAGACGGATTTGAAATTTTAGGACCACTGGAGTAAACATGGATTTATACACAATTTGGGCAGACAAAGAAGGTGACATCTCTGACACGGACTGGGTCACCGGAATGAAAAGTTTCTTTGATCATTTGATTGAAGAGGGCCGAATGGAAACCTACAGAATTACACGTTGCAAGATGGGATTCCGTAGTATTGCTGATATGCCAGAATGGATGATCATCATGGAGTTTAAGGACATGGGACAAATGGACTCAGCATTCAAACGTGTTGCTCCGCTCAAAGGAGATCTCGAAACAAAACACAAAAGTTTCAATCAGTTTGTTTCAGGAAACATTCAACATGCACTGTTTAGAGATTGGCCAGATACTAACTTAGACGATTAAAGATCTCTAACGAGATCTGTTGATTTCACTTCGTTCATCAACTGATTGTCTTCTAAGTATCATCTAGATACTGTGGTCATAATTCACCGTATGCACGGTGAATTGAATGCATCATCTGAGTGACCGCAGTCATCTATTTTAAAGAGATTGTTGTTTCCAACACGGAGGCGGTTGACCGGTACCCCCTACTCTAGATTCACATATCAACGGAACCCTAGTAACCCGAAATAGATCCAAGTCCTATGAGCAGGGGTTGCTTTTTCTCATTGCCCCAACCATTTGCTGCCTTAAGTTAACAGTTGCCTTTGACGCCCAAGTCCAGACCGGGTATTGCACCGTTCCTCAATGGGGCTGAGTCATTGCACTCAGCACAGAGTCGTAATTAAATTTTATCTTTGATGTGTGAGCCATGCACACGTACTTGTATATGGCCGTTGTAATAATCTGCTGATTCCAATACTCTTCTACTGAACTGCTCTCGTGCCTCAATGTAACTACATTCAGACTTGCTTTTGCAATAGTAGAGTATCTCTCTGGTGAAGTTTTCGGTGCCTAGTTTGATTACGTCTGCGGTTAATTCTGGGCTTGACCCGTAGTACTCACGCCAATCTGAATCGATCTTGGTGCGTATCTTCTTCCGCTTTTTGATGCCGTTCTTTTGTTTTACTGTCTTGTACGTTGTTTTTGAAAATTTTGCTAATTTTTTGCCTATGTACTTGCGTCCAGATAGATTATTTGTGATTAGATAAACAAATCCCACACATTCTTCGGGTAAAGTCTCAACTGGGGTGTCTTGATATTGCCATGTCATGTGCTTGAGGTGGATTTGCCTTTCGTGTTATAGTTATGCTGCCTTAGTATAAATGGAGATTTTTCAAGAGATTTTGATTTTCGTATAACATGCCTAAATTATAGCGGTTTTGTTGTTCGTTATATTTGCTTAGATAGTTTAAATCTTGCTGTCTGCCTGTGACTGTGTAGTCGTTGCCCAGTCCAAAATGCACAACTCCGGTGGGCTTTAACCCCAGTCGCTCGCACCAATGTTGCTGTTGATCTAAGTATTTGTTGACCATGTAGTCCACAGGAAACTGCTGTATTAGACTCAATGCTAATCCACCACTGAGCCGATTGCAGATGTTTTCGTCGTTGCTCATCTGCATGGGATCGCTGGGTTTGTGTTTTAACATACGCACAGCAATCTTGGCTGTTTGCACAGGAAACGTCTTGCTGAGACTGAATGTTATTTCTTTGATGCAGTCTGCACTCAAGTCAATGTCCACAACATTGTTGCTGTTAGGCAAATAGATAAAGTCCACCAGCAAGTCCACGCCTTGGCGATCGCACTGTTCTACCAGCCATTTGAAACGTTCATGTTCTTGACCTGTAAGCGCAAACGGTAAACTGCATATACACGCATCTCCGGGTCGTATGTCAAAGTCATCGTCAATGTACTTCCAGTTGAAGCCGGCCTTCTGCCAGATCTCCATGTGCCACCAGTAGTCGCCACGAAACACTCGCAGTCGCTTGTCCTTGTGCATCATGTACCAATTCAAGAATGATTCTTGTGTGCCTTGACTGAAGCCCACGTACCGGAACTGATCCAAGTTATGCAATCGGTATCTTGTACCAGCAGCAATCCATGCAGGAAATGCTTCTTGAAACTTGTCGACAATCCAGCAGTCTCTTAAATGTTCACTGAGGCTGAGACTGTTGACAAAATCAATCACTGCTGAATCTTTGATGGCATTGCCACTGCTGAATATGCTGTGGCTACGTGCTCGCACTTCCCAGAACTGTGCGTTTTTGGGATATGCCCACACAAACTCGCCAGGCGTGTCCAAGCAGTGTTCAGCACTGGCCTTGGCCAATGCCCAACTGATTCGACGTATTAGATTGATTTGTTCAGCAGTCTGCATGCTCTCACATAACTTTCATAATCTTCAGACCAGGCAGGATCATTGCCATTGATCTCATGTCTGGTGCGCAGTATCCAACGCAATGCAGGTAGTTCGAACCTAATGCGCCATGTGCCGTTCTTACCAAAGAACAAACACTTATCCAACACACTGCCATCCTCACAGTGGTATGCACTCAGCCATTTTAATTCTTCTAAGTCGTAGCCATCTACTTCAATGGCATCCAGTTCGCAACTGCGGTCTTGAACAATCGCACCGTTGTCAACCACAGTATCTGTTGAAGGATCTTTGCCGTAATGTTCAATGCTCAAGTTTATCTTGTTGTCCACAGGATGACATTGTACAGGTATCAATGAGCACACTTCATTCTCAAACACCACAGCATCATTGATCACAATGCGTATGCGGGGCAGACCATTACAGTCTTGTATATTTTTAAATTTCAAGGTCAAGTTCATGGCGACAAAAAGTCCTAAACAAATCCCAGTGCTGATACACTCGGTTCACACAAATACGATTTACAAACAAGTCAGGATCAAAGTCCAGTTGATAAGACTTCAGCAGTTCTCTGCGATTGTAGCGATCCCAGGCGGAGTCGCCAATGCCAAAGTTCACACTGTTGGTGGGCTGTAAGTTGAATACTTTACAAACAGTTTTGTATTTACTTTGACGTGAAGTATGAATCCAGTCTGGTTTGAAGTTGTCTAATAAAACGTTTCCTATCAACGCACCCAAGTTGTTGTTATAGCCAATGCTGTGATGCAGTTTCTGTCCGTCGAATGTGCCTGCTCGAGTGTATCGCATGCCTATTCGGGCAGTGCCCACAGGCCAGGCCTTGCTGAGAGAGAACGCCACAGTGTCTATGCAAGTATAACGCAAATCAATGTGTAAGTCATGACAGATGGGCCAATAGCACAGGTCCAACAGCACAGGAATGTTCTGTGCATCGCATATGGACATTATTCGATCATAGTTTTCAACTGCACCCACAGTGTCGCAAAATGGCACACTCAGTACCAATGCATCGCCAGGCAACAGTGGATCTGATTCTGTGACGAAACTCCAATCAACATTGCCACTGATCCAGGTCTTGAGATGATAAAAGTATTCGCCTACAAAACAACGGAATCGTTTGTTTCTGTGTCTAAAATAAAAACTGTCAAAGGCCTGTGTACTGCCTTCGCTGTAGTCTGGCTCGTATTGGTCCAGTCCTACTACAGTGCTGGTACTGTGGCTTTGAATCCAGCCAGCAAAACGTTGCTCTAATTGACGCAGTTGATCACTGCTGTTGGCAGCGCGGACCACATCATCAGACTTGATTGATGCAGCCAGCAAAGTTTCCACAGCAGGATCTCGATCCACTCTACTGCCAATGTAGTAACCGTTGACTGCTGAACGCACAGCCCAAAAGTCAGCGTTGGGATTCTGTGCCTTGGCCATGGCTATAGCAAACTGTCGGCCTAGGTGTTCCATACAATATCTGGTTGTGCCTGTATCCAGGCCTTGGTTCGTCGCAGCAGTTCAACATCACTTTGAAAAATAGTGTTGTCCAAGTTCATGGCCAAGTTTTTACGTTTCTGTATGATGTACTCCACAAATGGTGTGTGAAAGTTCAGTTTCCAAATGCCGTTGTGTCCTAGATACAGGTTGGGCGAAATGCTGGGCGGCAGCGGTGTGCCTTGATCCAGTTGTTGCTGATAATACACAGGATTGTACACAGGATAGAAGTGTGCTTGTCGCAGTTCGTCTATGCTAAACGCAATGTCATCTATGCCAATGCCCATGATCTCAACGTGCTTGTCTATGATAATACGTCCTGTGTCGTCCAACACATGGTCATGATCTTGTTTGTTGTAGTGGCTGATCACCAGTTCGTGAAATCCAGGTGCAACACCCACTGTGGCTGAAATGTGTTCTTGTGCTGGGCCGTCAAAGAACGGCGCACCTTCGTCTATGGTACAACGTATGTGTGGCTCACCCAGTCTAGTCTCGCAATGCAAAAAGATTTCAATGTTCAAGAAGAATCCTTTCGTACTTGTTGCGGATAAAGGTCAACTGGTCGTCACCTTTCCAGAATGTATAACCTAAACTGATGGCCAGTTCTTGTGCTTCTATTCGTCGTAGCACACGTTCTTTGTAAGTGAGTTCCGTATTGTGTTGGTGCATCCAGAACACATCGTTTGGTCGCTTGCCGTCCACGCCTACAAGATTGAATTTTTCTGGATTGAGGTAAACAGGTGTGCCTTCGCCTATGGTCAGGCTGGTGCCAAAGTTTATGCCCATGATGGTACCATCGGCCACATAGCGTTGATATCGGCGCAACAAATCCAGCGTCTCTTCAAAGTCTGCTCTAGTCTCGCTGGGCCAACCCACAATCATTAAGAAGTACAGTTTGATTTTGTAACGGCTGGCCATTTGCACAGTGAAGTCCAAGTCTGCACTGTTGAAGCCCTTGGCCATTTCTTTGCGCACACGATCTGATCCGGTTTCCACACCAATCAACAATGTGTCTGCACCGCCACGGCTGATCAACTCCCAGTCTTGTTCTCGCCATTGATTGGGTTTGCGCACAATGTACATGCCGCTGTATTTCAGTGTGCGATCTGGCAAGTTATTTTGTTCATAGTACTCGACCAGTCTGCGATTGAACTGTCTGAAGTCTTTTAAATCACCGTTGATCAAACTGTCGTTGAAGTAATAGTTGGTACATTCATGTTGATGATAGTAGTTCACACACTCTTCAAACAACTGGTCCCCAG